CTTCTTCCTTTACAGTTGCACAATCTTTAGTGCCATGCACAGGGCACTCATCGCCCTTGCCAGTATGATTACATGCCTCCTTTACCTTCTCTTTAGGTACCTTGGGCATTTTCTTGTCCCCTTTGAGGTGCGGTTGAGATCCATCGGCATCGTCGATCTCAGGCATGATCTCAACGGGACCTACTACTTTTTTTCTGATACCTCTTTACGCCACTCAGCAAATTCCTTGACGCAGTTTGGTACTTTCTTACCACCCTTCATCTTAGTTCCCTTTGCCTTGTATCCTTTCCAACATGTGCTAGCACCAACGTTCTTACGTGCTTGCTTCAAACTTTCAACTACCTTAGTCTCCTTACCCTTAGTGATACATGGTGTCTGTCCACAACCACAGTTCATATCAGAACCTGGTTCTACATCACCCTTCTCTTCTACGTTTAGTGTCTTAGGATAGTCCTTGTCACCTTTCTTTGCTGGCTTCTCTCCTCTCTTTCTCTTGGCATGGATGTTATCCCATAGTCCTTTCTTCTTACCTTCTTCCACTGAACTAGGAGTGCCATCACCACCTAGATCCTTATCTTTCTCCTCATCTGAATGTGGAATAACTTTTCCAGTAGTAGGATCTTTCTCGTGATGCTCCTTTGCCATCGCTTTGGAGATCGCCTTTCTTCTCTTGTGTAGATACTTGTCGCTGCTATCTGTATCACCATCATTGTCTATATCTTTATCTTTTCTATCCTTAAACTTTTTCTTTACTGCCACCTTGTTGACTGGATCAAGACTCTTCTCATCAAGAACTTCTTTGTTCTTGTCATCATTAATTGCGTGTTCATGATACTCAGACAGTGTGACGTTGAGTTCGTTGATTGATACGTTCTGCTCTAGACCATGATCAAACATAACATCGTAGTGTGTTACTGTTCCGTCTTCGTCTAGTGTATGCTGCTCCTTCAGACAGTTTCCTGCTCCCCACTCTGGATGTTCCACCTTAGTAGCACAAGCATGCTTAGGTTTCTTGATGGATGGTTTACCCTTTGTACCCTTTGGTTCTGCCATCTTCATGCCAGGTGCGTCACCGCCACCTATACCTTTTGCTCCTCCTGCTCCTTTAGGATTCTTGTTAGCAGTTCCTTCCTTTCCGACTGGTGTCTTCTTGACTGGTGGTACTGGTGAGTACTCGTTAAGCTGTGCTACTACAGCCTGAACTAGGGATTCATGGTTGTCCATCTTATCTTTTTTGGGGTCTGTTGGTATTACTTGGTTAACTTTCTCTGTGCCTTTAGGTTTCTGTACCTTCTGACCAGGTGTCAACGACATAACATATTGCCTGTAGGCATCCGTACCAATTTCAAAGACTTCCTTAATATCTTTGACCCATGTACGGAACTTTGTATCTTCAGCAGTCAAACAGATGACATAGTTAGGACCTCTTCTAATGATCTTACCTACGTTATCCTTTTCAGTGAGTACCCACTCACCTACTTTATAAATTTCTTCACGATAATATTGGTCACGGACGTTCTGATCCTTGACCTCTTTGCGTATCGTTTTGAAATCGCTGAATGATTTCATCAAACTCTAATCTTATTACAGTTTTATTTATAACAGTTCTGCTATTTCATCGAATAAATTCCGCGTCTCTTTAGGTCCCAAAGCCTTTGGTATACCTTTCTTGAACCCTTCAAAGTCTCCTGCTTCAGCTGCTCTCCGCATCTTTGTACCAGATATAGCGAAGGTGTCACCATCAGCATCACGTTCTCCACTAGATATCACTTCTATCTTTCTGAAGGTATAGTCCTTACCATTATAGTTCTTGATCCACTGCATAGCCTGCACTCTGTCACTACCTACTACCATGACAGCATCATCATATCCCTGTGACTGTAGTTCTGATAGTATAGCAACGGGATCCTTAGGACCTGATCTAATTTTCTTTGACAACTGTGGGAACATCTTCTTAGCATAGTATAATTTCCTGTCAGGAGGTAGAGGATTAGATCCTTTCTTATCTACAGTCTGCGACAAGTAGATATAGTAGTCACACTTCCCTGCCTTGCTTGCTACTGCCTTGAAGTTTTCAGCATGACCTATCGTTGGAGGTTGGAACCTACCAAAGGTAAAGTACACGCATTTATAATCTATTATCTCCATTGTTTTGCCAGTGTGAAGTTGATGTAAGAGAACTCAATTCTATTTACAAGTTTGATCATGTCTCCGTTGTGATGTAACACATAGCCCTCTGGTGCGGTGACCTTGTACCCCTTGTCAGTCCGTACAAAAGTTCTAAAAGTTTCAAGGTTATCTAATGCTTCTATGACTATAGTTTTATTCTCTTGTATCTTTCTATAGAGGTTGAACATAGCATGGAACGCTTGTTCATTGTCTTCCAGATATGATAGACCATCGTATAACATCTTCCTTCTCTCTGCCTGTTTCTGTACACTCTTCATCTTATTAACTTCCTTGCCCATCTTCTCGTGATAGAACTCACCCAATGACTTGAGTGCTTTCTTAGGATCAGTGATACTACGAGACGCTTTGATCTCCGCATTGAAGAACTGTTTAAGATATGATGCTACATGAAACTTCTTATCACCTTTCGTACCCATGTTCTCTACTAGATGATCTAAAAACTTACCAGACTTCTTACACATCTGAGCTATGATTGTGACGTTAGCTTCAAACTTTTTAAGTTTAGATGCGTCAACAGATACATCTGACATCTCTGTATCATTCTCTACTACCACCACGTTGTCAGACTTACTGAACTGTGAAGTAGGAGCACCACCCTTTGCTGACATCGTAGTCAGTTCTTTACCAGTGTAGTGTGTATGAAATACTATTCCTATCTTTGCGTTCTTAATCTGTGTGCCTATAGGATGATCTACTGGTATACCATAGGTGATAGTGTTAGGTGTGAACGTATATAATTTCTCACCATCTACCTCTTCCTCTTTTACATCTGAAGTGAACAACAGATCTCCCTGTACAACAGTAGGTATATTAAGGTCAGGAAAATACTTGACACAGAATTTTAATTTCTCTTGTAGATCAGCACTAGCATCACCGTACATAATATCTACGTCTGCTTCGTCATAACATATCTTTGGTTCTTTATTAAATACTGACTTGGTTCCCGCAAAGAACATACCATTGACAGGATGCTTACCACATACTACAGCAGGAGCACCATCCCATTTAGTCTGCATGTAACCACTGCTAGGTTTCTTACCTAACATACGAAGCATCTCTTTCATAGCAGACACAGCAGCATCACACCCCTCTACTCCGTAGTTGAGCATCTCATCTTCTATATGTTCTAAGTGTTTTAGTTGAGTTATATTTGCCATTACATTGCTTTTAAATATGGTGCGGAATCTTTTGATTGTGATGTAGCATACAACGCAATTAAATTTGCCACTTTATCTTGGTCACCTGTTGATAAGTCCATCATTCTATCTACAAATAATAGACCAAGATACTTTGAGAACACCCACTGTCCTTTAGTAATTGTTCTATCATAATGATAGTCTATAGTTTCCCTTGTCATCTTTGGTGCTATAAACTTAGAAGTCTTCTTGGGATTCTTACTTCCATTAATAATATCCTCATGTTTCTTTGCTAATTTCAATAGACGATTGTTTAAACTACCGCTTTTAGCTGCTGATTTATACACATCAATATTTCTATACAGTGCCTTACCAGTCACCTCTTCTAGGATACGACTGTAAACACCACCACCTATCTTACCATGTTTAGCTAAAGCACCTATCGCTTCACCCTGCCACTGTAATCCTTTACCTCCAGATGTGTCACGGAACTGAACCTCTATATTCATTTGACCCTGTGTATACATCCAGACATCCAATGAATCAAATGACTTAGCATATATGTCTTTGAAACCGTCCTCTGGTCTAGATTTAGTATAGTTTACATGTTTAAGAGTAATCTTATCACTGGTTGTTTTCTTTAGAGATATACCAAACAATATTTTATCATCAATAAATTCTTTGAGCAGAGCATTGTAAGAAGCAAAGTTAGTTGCCTTTGTCAACTGATCTTGAGTTACACTACACTCACATGCCCAGATGTCTGCGGGTGTCCACTTGTTTAAGTTAGAAAATGGAGCTGAGTCATAACTGTCGTTGACTTTCTTAAACTGTTTATTAAGCATGTCAACAAACTTACCACCTCTGTACCATTTGTATTTGTTCTTTGTTCCTTTACCAAACTCATTATACAATGCGTTAGCAGTAGCCATACATGAATCAACCCATGCAGGTTCTTCTTCTAGAAATGCTTTGATGTCACTTAATTTTTTGTCTGTATCAACTATACTCTCAACACTTTTATATTCATCATCGTTTGGAGCATACTTTAAGTCTTTACTCCTACTAAATCTAACAGCAGAAAACCATGCTGCAGCAGATTCTTGTAGTGCTGTTCCTGCTGCACCACCACCTGATCCTTTAGTAGATCCAAACCTTTTTGTCTTCTCTAGATCAGAGAGTTTCATATCAACAGTCCCACTCTTCGTGATATATTTCAACTTACCATTACCTTTTATAGCAGCGTTCA